AAGTGCCGGAGCCAAGATTGGCGACCGGAAGATTGCCCGTAACACCCGTTGTGAGCGGAAGGCCGGTTGCGCTAGTGAGCGTACCGCTAGACGGAGTTCCAAGAGCACCGCCATTAACCACCGGCGCGCCGGCGGTGCCCACATTGACCGCCAAAGCCGTTGCAATGCCCGTGCCCAAGCCGCTGATGCCCGTGCTAATTGGAAGTCCCGTGCAGCCGGTCAGCGTTCCGCTGGCTGGCGTGCCAAGAATAGCTCCGTTGCCGAGCGTAGCGACGCCTGTGACGCCAAGCGTGCTAGAGAACGTGCCTGTCGTGGCTGCGACAGTTGATGGCGTAGTAGCTCCAAGCGTGCCGTTCAACGCACCTCCCGTAATTGTAGGACTGGTAAGCGTCTTGTTAGTCAGCGTGTCCGTCGTTGCCTTGCCTACCAACGTGTCCGTCGCATCTGGCAACGAGATCGTGCGATCAACGGTCTGCGTGCTCGATAGCATCGTGCGCGTGTTCGTCGTACCACCCGCAGCATTGAACATGAGCCGCTTCGTTGCATCCGTGCTGTCCTGCACGTTTACATATCCGCTCGCGCCTTTTCCTGCTAAATGCAGACCAACCGAAGCGTCTCCGCCTGTCGCTAAGATATGGACGGCGTTGCCTGTCGCGGCGTTCTCAATAGTGACCTCGTTTACCGCGCTGGCAATCGATGCCAGCTTCAGCGTCTCGTTGCCGCTCGCGTCATTAATTTGTGCAATGACTGGAGTCGTGATCGTCGGAGAAGTGCTTACAACAAACGTCGTACCCGTTCCAGTTTGCGAAGCGATGGAGGTCGCGTTGCCAACTGAAGTAATTACTCCGGTCAGGTTGGCGTTCGTCGCATCATTCCCATCGAGCTTCTGGATTGCCTGAAGAATGGAGTCGGTCGCGGCAACCGTTCCTGCACCGCTAACGTAGCCTGTCAGAACCTTGGCGATAACCGGGGCATTGGTAAGTGTCGTAGCGTTACCAACGCTGGTTACATCACCCGTAAGATTAGCGTTGGTAACTACAGTCGCAGCATTACCAACTGACGTAACACCCCCGGTCAGGTTGGCATTGGTAATAACGGTCGCCGCATTCCCCACGCTCGTTACGCCGCCTGTGAGATTGGCGTTCGTCACTACGGTTGCCGCAAAAGATCCGGTGCCTGAACCAGTCACGCCACCAGTCAGCGTGATCGTCTGGTCGCCAGTATTGGTGCCGCTAAGATTTGAACCTGTAACCGCTCCGGTTGCAGCTACGCTCGTCGGCGTGATTGCTCCAAGAGTCAGACTGATAGCTGGAGTCGTGGTTGATGTAGCAACTGTTCCAGAAACTCCGTTTGCCGTAGTTACTGAAACACTCGTTACTGTTCCGGCTCCTGCGGATACCCATGAAGTGTTTGTGCCGTCACTCTGAAGATTCTTGCCGCTCGCGCCTGTCTGAGAAGGGAGCAAAGCATTGATTGCAGCATTGGCCGTGATCTGTCCGGTTCCGCCTTTAGCAATCGTTACGGTATCCGAAAGAGTCGAGCCAGCCGCCGTCACCGTGATTGCAGCCGTCCCATCAAAACTCACTCCATTGATTGCTCGTGCCGTTTGCAGAGCAGTAGCGGTTGCGGCATTTCCGGTCGTAGAACCAGACGACCCGCTCGCATTGCCAGTGAGATTTGCCGTGATCGTTCCAGCTGTAAAATTCCCAGAGGCATCTCGTGCAACAATAGCAGATGCAGTATTTGCAGATGCAGCAGTCGTTGCTGAATTGGAGACCTTTGAAGCCGTCGAGATTGTTGCGAGCTTTGTGTCAACAATAGCTGCTGATGCGCTTACATCTGCGTTCACAATACTCGTCGCCAGATTGAGTTTAGAATATGCAATCGCTGCGCTTGCGCTAACATCTGCGTTTACGATTACACCAGTTCCAATCGCAGTAACAAACGAACCAGTCCCGGTTCCAGTCACGTCTCCAGTCAGAGTAATCGTTTGATTGCCTGTATTCGTTCCGCTTAGATTACTTCCGGTGACAGTTCCGGTCGCGGCTACGCTCGTGGGAGTAATAGCACCCAGCGTCAGAGAGATAGCCGGGGTGGTCGTTGCAGTTGCAACGGTTCCGCTTACGCCATTTGCAGTCGTAACGGAAACAGAGGTAACGGTTCCTGTGCCAGCATCGGTGTTGTCCACCTTCTGCCAAGCGGTGCCGTTAAAAATTGCCCAATCGCTGACCTTCCAATCAGTGATGCCGTCTAGATTAGTGGACCCATCGGTGCTGACAACATAGTAATAGCCTTTGGTGCCAGTAGCACTAGCCAAAGATGGAACATTCGTTGAAGCGTTCCACGTCCCTTGATATACAACTCCGCCATACGTCGAAAGCGTAATCGTTCCAGCTCCGTTTGTAATTACAACACCGTCTCCAGCAGTAAGAGTGTGCGGAACATAACCGACTCCATTTCCAATCAGGACTTCGCCATTTGATGGAATTGGAACAATGTCAGTTAGTGCTGTAATTCCACCACCAGAAGCACCGCCGCCTCGCGCAGCAGAAAGAGTCCAAAATGCAGAAGTCCGCGAAGGTTTTTGATTCGTGCGCTCGTTCGCAACATACGAATCTCCGTTGTATGAGACTAGATCAAGACGCTCATAGGTCTCATCTGGATGCCATTTGCCTTTTGGATTAAATGACTTCGGAGTTTCAAACTCCTTTCTAAGTTTATCAATCTCACCAGCACGAGGAAAGCGTGCAAATTTTTCTTCAACCAACTTTTGAACTTGGTCGGGAACTTCAATTCCAATGCGGTCACCGGCTTCGGTAATTTTCTTTTCAGCAATCTTCTCTAAATCAATAACTTTTTCTTTGTAGAGCGTGATTGCGGAGTATTTAGCAGAAGCACTAGCCTCAAGCTCATCGCAAAGCGTTTCAATTTTTGATTGCAGCAAATCACCAAGTTTTGCGCTTTCGTCTTTTGTTTTAGCTTCAAGAAAATTTACCAGTTCATCTCTTAGAACTGGTTCAATTTGTTCGATGTTCTTTTCAATTTCAATCGAAAGGTGCGTGCGAAGTTCAGGCAGCGCTTCAATCAGCTTTTTAAGTTCGCTGCGTTGAACCATTGCCAGTTCAACCAAATTGTCGATTTGCGTCTGTGTCTGTATCATTTTATTTGATTTCGGATTCGATAGGACATGGCAATTCTTTCTTTCCAAAGAGGATTTCATTTATCAGAGATCCGCTGCGATTCATTTCGCTTGGTCCTGATTTAGAATTAAGCCTTTCGACAATGGCCGTAGCCCAAGAACGTCCTTCATCTCCGCCCCAGCCCATCCAAGCCTGCCATCCTTTACCCTGCTCGCTCCACGTCTCTCCCTTTTTGTCTACCTCGTGGCGATCAAAGTATGCTTTCATCCGACGAACGGTGTCCTCAGAAAGATTACGCCTGTTCATAAGATCTCGCGCCCGAGCAAGTCCAACGCTAGTCATTCCACGTTGCGACGGCGGTTTTTTGTCACGAACTTCTAAAGCACGCTTTGCATTGTTAGCAATCGCTGCAGTTGGAACGTAAGTGTTCGTCTCAAAATCAATCGTAATCAGATTAGCTTCGTTCTGAGTAATGTCTTCAGAAGGAGTTTTTGAATTAGCCTGATCTGGAAGACTAGGAGCAGATTGACCTCGGCTTGCGGCTTGAGCATCTGCCGCTGCAATTCCTACCGACTCACCGGCTGCACTTGCAGCTGATGGATTAGAAGGAAGCTGATTCGTTGTGAGACGAATTGCCGTTTCTGGAACACCATACTTTGTCGAAAGTTCTTTAATGAAATTAGCTTCAATCGCAATCTGCTCAAGACGACCAAATGCGTCCGTTCCATCTTCAGCCGCAATTTCTTGCAGCGACCGCGCACCTTGACGGTTCTCGTTCATGTTTGCCGCAGACTCACGACCGATATCAATCGAGAGTTTAGCTGGGAAACGCCACTCGCCACGAGTCGCTCGTTTGAGTGCCTGAACCATCGTCTCACCAGTCTGCATTGGTGGAGGAGCAATTTCCTCACGAGCGATAGCATCGAGGATTACAGCGTTCTTAATTGGGTCGAGAACCTTGTCCTGCAAGATTCCTTGCTGCCTCGTAAAGACGCGATCAGCAGCGGCAAACTCAGCGCGGACACTTGGTCCCTTATAGTCCTGCGTGCCGAATAGAACTCCTTCTGGAACGCCGACGCCAATTGCAATCTCGTGCATCAGATGTTGCACGAATCCCTCGAAGGCTGCACTCGGGCGCGACGGCATGACCTCAACTTTGTCCGACGTTCCAAAGTAACGAATTGCTCCGATCTCAGAAAACTCGTTTGCCTGAGATTGACCATTAGGAGTCGTTTGCACTGGAGATGGCGTAAATAGATTTCTTGGATTTGCCGACTGCCTATCGTTAAACACTAACGCAGCTTGCTGTGAAGCAAATCGCACACCTGCCTTCTCCGCCTCTAGGATCTCATGAAGCATCCGAGCAGTCTTAATTGCAGCATGAAAATCAGTGATGCCACGATATTGATCGATCCGAAAAGGATCAAAATAGTGGCAGAACTGAGACGCTTGAATGTCCTCTGGATCAAAATATACGCCTTCACGAGTTACTCGGTAGATTCTGTATGCGGTTGGTTTTCCAAAGTCATCAACGACAATGCCCTGAAAGTAATTGTTACTCTCGGCTCCAATAGCGTTTGGATTTCCGATGCGCGTCGCTGGGATGAGTTGAATCTTCAGATCATCATCGGAACGACGAATTGCAAAGCCACAGTCTCCATCAACGGGACGTTCTTCTGCTGCAATCTGAACTAGCTTCTTAAATGTATGGCGACCGCTTACGTCACAGTTTTTGCACCACTCGTGGAAGTATTCAGAAACAAGAAGGTTGTAATCTCGATCACCAGTCGTCGGAGAATACTCGTTTGGAGTTAGATAATTGCCAAACTTGCGCGATACTTCCCGTGCCATCGGACTGTTCTCTACAAGATCACGCGCTTCCCACATCATTACGATGCGACTTCGGCTAGTTTGCGTCGATTCGCTTGGCTGACCGTAGGTCTTCGGAGCATACATCCGATTTGACTGCGACGCATTATATGAAAATAGAGCCGTCTGAACACGCGCCTCCATTCGCTTCAATGCCCATTCAGGAGAGACCGTTTCAAGAGCCTTCTCAAACCAAGGACGTTGCGAAAGAACTTGGGACGGGTCGAATGTTTGCATATCAGTTACCATTAAAGCTGACAAAAGTCACCGAGCGAGGATCATTATTGGCATCCTCAATAGCCCACTGGATCTGTCCAAGCATTTGATTTAGCGAGGAAAGATCAGCGCGATTAACGCTTTTGCCATTAAGCGAGTACGACTGATTCATCAAGACTGCTTGAACTGCGTCAAGCACCTTTGTTTTTAGGGTCGCTAAAGTAGCGGCGTCAATTCCGAGAAACGGGTTGTCGAGTGCCATCCATAATTGGCGAAACGTCAAAAGCTACTTAACCACAGGTGGAACATAGCGAATAATGCCTGCTATCGTAGCCATGCAAAGCATCATAGAAGATGTATCAAGACCGTGGTTTGGAGCATTGTTTTTTACCTCGCGCCACTCCCAAACTCCGGTTCGGACTTCGACCTTCGACTCGCCCTTAATCTGCTCAACGTACAATGGATTAACATCATCGGGCAATTCCCATTTTAAATCACCTTTTTGCTCAAGCGCGATTGATAAAACGTCCTTAAAATAGTCGCCCGAGAAGTCGTAATAATATACGTCACCGCCTCGATAGTCGCTGATCCTTGGTTCTGAATAGGGAAAATTGATTAGCGAATTCGTGTGCTCATCTCGCATCGTCCATGTTTTCCGACCGTATCCTCTCATTCCGCGCCAGCCAAATTCAGCGCAGTCTCGATCTACGTCGCTTGGACGAAAGCCTCGATCTTGGCAAACGCAAGCATCCGCGACCTTATATCTGAGTTGCAACTGCCGCAGTTGGTCCCGTGTTTCAATGCGTCCAAAGTGCAGTTGCCTATATCGCGGACCAGTCTGAGACGAAAACGCCCCGATCTCGACCCACCAGTGATCCTGTTGCCTGTCGATTGCCATGAATCGAACAACTTCGTCTTGGATTGATTCGCCGTTTGCAAAGTCCGAATATTTATAATCAGCGGATTTGACGAACAAGTTCATCGTCTTTTTCTCTACGATCCAAGGACGAGCTTCTCGCTTTGTCCTAAACTCAATCTTCATCTTGTCGTCACCCTGCCTGATCCAATGATTCTCGGCAGCACAAAACTCTTCCACGAGAAGGTGCATCGGTCGAGTTACGAGTGCCTCAATGCGATAACTCCTAAGCTCTTCCGGTGCATCTGGATTCTGGGCAATGAATCTTCCGGTCCGCTTCCACGATTCTCTGGTCGCGTCAGTATCAGGTGACTCGTGACCGCAATGCTGGCAGCGGAAGCGGCACGAGGAGATAGCCTTTGCCGTGTTCCATGTCTCGTCGTCACGCTGCGCTGCACGGTCCCAGACTACGCCGCCTCGAATTGCTCCTTCCTCGGTTGGCGTATGCGAGAAAGCAACTGGATGAATCTTACGGCACGACGGACATTCAGCGCACCATTCAGCCTGATGCCCTGAGCGGAATGAGGTGTCCTCGACATTGCCTGTCTCAAGATCCATGATCGCTGCCTGTGAGACATTGTAGATCTTCGAGCGTCCGACTTCCTCGAAGCGACTCACGCGAGCGATTGCATGACCGTAAATCTCCTGCCACTTCGGTAGCCAGATCTCGTCGTTTACCTTGTATCGGATTGACTGAGATTGCTGTGTCGAAAGATTTGCAGGGTTTAGCGTAAGAAAGAATCCGCCGAAATAAATCTCCGTCGTTGTCCTATGCGGACCGGGGCGAGGCAGCATGGCAGCGACCGGCTTGCACCGCTCTAGAATAGGATTCAGACGAGACTTCGCGTGCCGGTCGATCATCTCGTCTGTCTGCATTGTCCACGAGATTGGACCGGGATCGTTTGCTATGATCCACGGAATCCAAATATCGGCAACCAGAGTTCCGCCAATCTGAACAGCCTTCCGACAATGCACTCGTCGCACTAAAGGATTCTGAAGATCCTCAAAAATCGGAATCAGCCACGGGCTGATCTTTACGTTGAATGGTCCCGGCGTTGCGTACGAATCTGGAAGAACGATATTCCGACGCGCCCAATCATAGATCGGAGATCTATCCGGTGACGGCAGGACAACTTTCGACAATAGTTTTGCCTCGGGCATCATTCTTCGGACGACCACCTTTGCGACCGTTATGCCTTGAGGCAATAGCTTTCGCGGAACTCTTTGCGAGTCCTCCAAGTCGTCCAAGCTGCACTGCAAATTGATTTTTTAACTTCATGTTGTTTTGAAATTGGCTGAACAAACTACCACCCCGCTTTCGAGGTGGTAGGTAGTTCGGTCAGTTCAGTTGAATTAGAAGATCCGCTGCCCGCTTCTGCAGATCCATCCGAGCGTCGATGAAGTCGAAGTCTCGCGCGTATGCCGTGAATCCCTGCATGAGATCCCAGACGGTCTCGCATTTGCCTTCTTCTTTGTTAGCGACTGCGATTGCTTCGCGAATCTCCGACTTGTTGAACTTGAACTGCTTGATCCACGAATCAAAAGCGTCGCCTGAAGGCAGCGTGGTGTGCATTGCCTTCCTGATCGTGGACTCTTCCTCGGCTACCGAACTATTGACGTACTGCATCAGAGCTGGCATTGCCTGAGCGTCGAACCGATCTGGACCGTTCTTGCTGTGCCGAATCACGAGGTTCTTCACGTTCTGCGCGCCCCAGACGATGTGGTTGCCGCAAACCTCGTTGAACAGGAACGTCGTCAGGCCGAACGTCTTGGCTCCGACCTCGGAGTTCCAGACGAAGAATCCTCGATTGAGCTTTGCCCGAGGTCCAACATCCAGCCTACTTCCACCGTCGATCATGAACATGAACACGTCGCGGTCGCTGGCGTACAGACCGCTTGGCTCCGTCGAGCCGGTCGTAAAGTTGTATGCCTTCGGGTTAAAGAACTTCCCGTCGGACTTCTCAACCAAGTTCTCGACTGCGCTGACGCAATCAGCGTCCCAGATCCGTCCGTAGGTCTGACTTGTTACCGCTTGCAGCGTGTTGAATCCATCGCCCTCGGACTGAATCGTCATGAATTTCGCCTGCTCGCGGGGCGAGCGGCTCAGACCGTCGTTGATGCATTTTACCGCGAGGTCGGTTGGCAGGCTGCGGAGATAATCCGCTGGCGCACTGATAGAGCGTGCAAGCTGCCCAAAAGCCCAGTGGCTAGGCTCGCAGGGCGAGATGCCCGAGTTGAGGACAATGGTGTCGTCTGCGACTTCGGCGTGGATAGACGAAACGTCAATATCAACCGAGCGAGACTTAAACCGGCGACTGGAAACAGCGGACTTGAGATCCGCGAGGGTGGTGTATCGTTGATCGGCTGGGCGCGTAGCCCACTGCCGGGATGCTGTCATTATGTTAGTGCTCATGTTGTGTGTTATGGAAATGCCTTATTTGGCGATTCCGTGTGGATCTCGTTTGCCCCAAGATCCAATCGGAATGGTCATTAGACTCTGATTACTGGCTAATCTCCATCAAATACTCCTCGTCGCGCTCGTAGTCACTGGATCGGGCGTCGTGCAGGAAAAACTCCAGCCGGTCGCTAGCATCCGATGCCTCCTCCGTCAGCCGGCCCACATAGTTGTTGCCGTTCCACTGCTCGGACATTCCGGAGTAAATCTCCCCGAGCATCTCGGCGATATCATCGTGCAGCTGCTCGTACCCTCGAGCGGTGAGGTCATTCGGGATGGACCAGCGCCGCGCGGTCCTGTGATAGATGTCACAGGAGATGCCGTTGCCGATTTCGGCGTTGGTGTAATACCAAACCCGGCCATCGGCGGTCAATTTGACGTAGGCATTTTGCGAGTTGGATTGGCCGGAATACTGGAGCAGCAGGGGGGCGGGGCCAGTGAGCGTGTCTAGGTTAGTGATCATGTGTCTGATTTATCGTTTGGGATTAACTGAACAGGCCAGCCACCCCGCGAGGGAGTAGCTGAATGTTGAGTCAGGCGGCGAGGGTTTCCCATGAAGCCTTGTTAAGCGCCCGCGTGTCCCACGATGGGACGAACTTGCAGACCGTTACAAACCCGCTGGACGTGCGCTTGACGGAGCGAACAACCACGCCACACCCGGCAGATCCGCAGACGTACTGGTAAATCTTGCGCTTTATAACCTCCAAGCTGGACGATGAAAAGACGCATCCAAGGATTTCGGTGTGAGTCTTGCGGTTGATGCCAAGCATGGAAACGCTGTAAGCGGCATAATGGCTGATGTAGCGGTGGGTTTTCATTTTGTGGTGGGTTGGGTTGGGATCAACTGAACAAGCCAGCCGCCCCGTGAGGAGAGGCTGGGTGTTGAGTCAGGCGGTTTTATCGGCGAAAGCGATTTGCACGCCAAACTCGGAGAGGCAAAACATGTCGCACTCGTCGTCGTGGGAACCCAACCCTTTGTTGGTCAGGCTGGTCAAGAGTCCACCGGCAGCCTGCCGGCGCGTTTTTTTCGCATCGTGCTCGGGGAAGAGATCCATCGCCTCGTCGATTCCGGCGTTGCTGTAGTTGTCTCCGAGCTGCTCTTCGATGGTGTCATAGTTCAAGCAGAGATGCAGAAACTGAATTTCTTTTTCAGTCAGATTGATAAAAGCAGGGGCAGCGTTCATGTTTTAGTTTTATTTGTTGTTGTACTTTCTACTCTCCCATCAAAACCTAACCGCTTGGCTTTGTGAAGCACAAAATGAGCATGACAAAGCACCGTTACCTAAGTAGCGGTGCATCAACGACTTACGGTAGATTTTTGTTTCGCTAAATCTGCCGAGAATTACTTTCTTGGGAGTGATTCCGACGGATCTATCTCCGGCAGCGACTGCTCGCGGAACGTCGCGATGTTCCCGTTAATCACCTCTCGGATCTCGTCGAGCATGATTCCTCCCTCGACGTTCACCTCGGCGGCGTTCTTTCCAATCACTCGCTGGCCTAGCTCGACCTCCAGCTTCAGGCGCAGGAGCAGATCGAGCTTCTGGCCGAGGAGCGACAGGGCGGATTCAACAATTTCGCGGTCGATGACTTCGGCGTCCTCCTTGCGATTCTTGGAACGAGCGAGAGCGATCTGCTCGCGCATCAGCTCAGCCTTTAGGTCCGACAGATTCTTCGTCGCCGTGTCTTTGCCGATCAGATTGTCGGTGCAGAATTGCTGCCACGCAAACAGGTTCTCGCGCTTGCCGTCATCGTGCCGCTTCGGTGCATCTGGGAAGCGGGAACGCGCTTCGTAAATGGATTTGCGGGCGAGTCCTAGTTCCTTCGCGAGCGCGGTGAGATCCTTTACCCAGCCGTCGGAATTCTCAGATTGAAATTCCTCCAGTGCTTTGCGCTCGGAGGTGGTGAGTGTTTTACCGGCTTTCAGCTTCGACGCGATGTTCGAGACATTGCGGCGGGCGAGGATTTCGGAAGGTGATTGCTCTCGGTCTGTCATATTGGTTGCAGCCACTGGTCAATCACAGCCCGCGCGACTTGCTCGGTCATCTTCGGCGGCACGCTCATGCCGATCATGTATTTGCCAATCTTGTCAGTCTTTGCGTGATAGTCGTCGGGGAAGCTACCGAGGCGTTTCCATTCTCTAAAGGTCAGATGCCTAGGTTGAGAATAATGACTGAAGCAATTATGTGAGGCAGTCAGAGTTCCTGAAGGATCTTCTTTCGGTATTCGGTAACAGTTGAACCAGCTTCTTTTTCCAGTTAGTTTCTCAACTCCCTCAGAAAGAGAGTTGCCCGGGCTAGTCAGTTTCCAATACTTTGTCTCTAAATCAGAGGATTTTGTGTCCTTATTTTCTGCATCTGTCAAAGTTTGCAAGTCCTCTGTCGCCTCGCCTGCTGAGATCCACCGATGCGTCGGCGCGAGCTTTAGCGGTTGCGCTTTAATGTCATCACGGATCGCTACGAAAAACACGCGCTCGCGACGCTGCGGCACTCCGCAGTCTGCGCCGTTCAATAGGAAAAGCTGTGGTCGGTAACCGATTTCACGAAAGCGGGATATGACCATCTTCGTGTATCCTTTCGCGTTGCCGAGGATCATGCCTTTGACGTTCTCAGCGATAGCAACGCGCGGCTTGAGCCGTTTGACGAGGTCAAGGTAATCAAAGAACAAATCAGAAAGCACTTGCTTAGCCTGACCTTCGCGGAAGTGCTTGTCTTTGCCCCATGCTTTTTCGCGACTTCCTGCCATGCTAAATGTTGAGCAAGGTGGCGAGCCATCAAGAATGTCTAACTTGAAAAGCTCCGGCGATAGCTCTGCGGTCAGCAAGTCGCGTATTGGGCAAAGATAGTAGAGCGGAGGATTTAGGTTCCGCTTGTAGTGCCACGCCATCTCAGGGTCAATGTCATTTGCCGCAATGATGCTGCACCCAGCTTTCTTGTAGCCCATCGAAGATCCGCCGCCGCAGGCAAAGGTAGACATGACTTTGATTCCGTTCTGCGGAACGTCTTTTAAGTCTGCAAGCATCCATGCGCAATCTGGCTTCACGTGCTTCCTTTTGGATCAAATTCAAATCCGCACTTAGGGCAACGGCACTCCATTTCTATCGCGTCGGTGTCAATTTCTTCAGCGGAAGATTCTGGTGCAGCCGTAGTCTCTTCAGTTATTGGTTCAAAACCTACATCAACCAATTCAAAGCCCTCGTCCTGCAAAGATCGCAGCACCGCGTTCAGCTTGTCCTCCTCCCACTCGGCCAACTCCGCCGTCCGGTTGTCCGCAATAGCAAACGCCGTTGCCTCAACTCCAGCAAGTTCGGTTCGCACAATCTGAATATCCGTCCAGCCAAGTTCTTGAGCTGCTGTCAGTGTTCCGTTTCCCGCAATGACGATGCCCTTAGCGTCCACTACAATTGGCTTTTGCTGACCAAACTTACGCAGCGATGCTTTAATTGCTTCAAGATTCTTTTTGCTATGCTTGCGAACATTCGATGGATCAAGCGACAGACTGGAAATTAAAAGTTTCTCGATTTTCATATGTTACTTTGTCAAAAATAGTTGGTCGTGTTTTTTCGCGCTAGGTCTCAAAACC